CTTTGGATTCGGTGACGATACTCGCCGTGCTGATCCAGCCGCCCAGGGCGTCGGTGAGGTCCCCTTCAGCGTTGTCGTCACGGGCAGCCGCGCGGAGGGCCTGCAAGCTGCTCGCCTGCGCCGTGACGACACCCTCAAGTTCCGTGATTTCAGCGGTGTTGCTCGCGACCTGCTGAGCCAGGCCGTTTGCGGTTTCGATGCTCCCGCCCACGTCCGTCCAGTGCGTCGGATCCGGCGGTGGAGTTTCCGAGGGGACAGCGTCGCTGGCCTGGTAGATGCGCCCTCCGTCCACGACCATCTCGCCCTTTTCGTAAGTCCGATCGGGGTCGTAGGCTTTGAGGCCGTCCAAGGCATCGATCTGACCCTGCAAATCATCAATCTTGTCGATCTGGTCCTGCAGGTCCTGGCCCAGCTCCGACTCGCCGATCTGCCCTGCGATCATGTCGAGAATCGGCCCGGCCTCGGAACTGCTCTGCCCCATTACGCCAAGCCCGGCCGGATACCACGGGCCGATGTTGCCCGTACGGTCGACGAGCCTCGCCCAGAAGAAGAACGTCACACCGCCCAATAGCCCCTGCATGCTGTACGCCGACTGCGGATAGGCCAGATCGGTGAGTTTGGTGGCTGCATCAAGGTCTGTCGTGGGGCCGTACCAGATCTCCGTGCGCTGGGTGTCTTCCGCTCCGGGCTGAAACGCCCAGTTGAGCTGAATACCGAAGATCAGTGGCGCGGCTGTCAGCGACGTCACCGCCGGCGGCAGCCCTTCCTTACCGTTGAGTTGGGTCAGAACCGAAGTGCGCCAGATCGAGGAGATGTCATAGGCGCTGATCGCCCTTACCCGGGCAAGATACGAGCCCGCGTAAATGCCGACGATATCGACGCTCGTCGCGCCCGTGCGCTGCACCTTGATCCAGTTGCCGCTGTCCTTGCGCCACTCGACGTCGTAGCCGATCGCGCCGGCGACCGCAGGCCATGTAACCGTCATGGTGGTGACAGCAAGGCCTTGGGCGATCGCGGTGTTCGACGCCAGCTCGACGCTCGCCGGCGCCGGAACGACGGTGATCGGGATGACGCTGATCGGCCGCTCTTCCAGCCTGGCACCGGTGTCGATGAACTCGAACTTACTGGGCTCGAACTGCAGCGCCGCGATCTCGAAGTCGCCCTCCGTGGTGCGCTTTCTGCTCAGCACGCGGTACAGCGGGATGGCGAGATCATCGGCGTCCAGCGCCCATTGCAGCTGTGGGGTCGGGGTCTCGCTGTAGGCCGTAGTCACGGTGATGGTGCGGCCGGCCACAGAGTTCACCGTGCGCCCCTCCGCCTTCCCGCTCGGCAGATTGATGATCAGCCGGTCGCCGGGTTTGGCTTGTGTATCACGGTCCAGTGTCACAATGCGGCCAGCGCCAGCCGAGATACGCCCGCCGACTTCGCGCCCGGCCAGCAACGAGTCCGCAATCGGGATGATGTAGCCAGGCAAGGGGATCTCGCCTTCCATGCCGGTCTTGAACGTGACGGTCCGGTCCTGGTTGTTGCTCATCACCACCCATTTGCCGCGGCGCTGAGCCTCCGACGCCCGGGTGCAGCCGATCGCGCTGATCTCGACAGGCTTGTCGCCGAAGCGGCGCTGCAGCGCGGGGTCGGAGTATGCAGTGACGTCGGTGTCGTAGTTGTTGGCCGGGTTGTCGAAGCTGACGATCGCCCGGGTGTAACGAGTCTGTGAAGAGGCGCTACCGTACGAGAACTTGCCGTCGATCACGTTAGCGCGCGTGAAGACGTAATCGAAGTCCTGCGCGCGCGGCATGTCGGCCTGCATCACGATCTGGCCCTCCGCCCAGTACGTCATGCCCCGGTAAATCGCCGAGATATCCCGCAGCAGCGTCCACGCTTCGGCTTTGCCCTGCAGATTCATGTCACAGAGAAAGCGCGGTTCCTGCCCGCCGGCGCCGTCCGGCACCAGTTGATCGCAATACTGCGCGATGCGGAAAAGCTCCCACTTGTCGACCATCCACGGCTTGATCCGCCTCCCAAGGCCGAAACGGTCTTGGACGCAGATTCCGTAGGTGATCCACGCGGGGTTGTTGGTCCACGCCGACTTGAACGAGCCGTCCCAGACGCCGGCGTATGTCCGCGACACAGGATCGTAGTTGCTCGGCACCTGCCATTTGCGGGCGTTGCAGTCGACCGTCACCGCCGGGATGTTGGTGAACTGCTCGGCGTCGAACTCGAGGTACAGCAGCGCGGTGTTCGGGTATCGCAGCTTCGCGTCGATGACTTCGGTATAACCCGCGATCAACATCGTGTCGGCGATCTTGTTGGTGTTCTGGTTCGGAGTCGGGCGACGGACACGGATCTGCCAGCCGGATGTTGCCGCCGGCAGATCGATCCGTCGAGAGCGCTCGTACCGAGTGGTGGTCTTGCCGTCGACCGCCTCCTCCAGCACTTGGTGATACGCGCCGCCGTCCGTGGAAACATCGACCGCGTACTCGATCCGGTACCCGCTGACATTGCCGCTGTCGTCCTGCCGCTGGAGCGCCGGCCACGCGAAACGCAGGCGAACCGCCGAGAGCTGGGTGTTATTGAGCGAGCGCACCCACGCGGTATCGCTGCGCAGCTCGACGTTGATGGTGGTTTCGTTTTCGACTGATGGGATGCCAGGGATGTAGCTCTGATCGACCGCACCGCTGCGCCATTCCCATTTCACGTTCGGGAAGTTGACGTTGCCGCTGGAGTCGTTGATCGGCGTGTTGTCGAGGTAGATGTTTGCCGCAGTCGGCACGCCGTCGAATTCGCCCTCGCCGACGGCGATCAGGAGCTTCGCCAGGTTGGTAGAGCGCAGGCTGTCGGCTGCTTCGATGGGCGCTTTCGGGCTGCTGCTGCCGCCCTTGGCGCCGGTGATGTCGATTCTTGCGGCTGCGCCCATGCTTTTCTCCAGGCGTAAAAAAACCCGCCGGAGCGGGTTTCTCAATAATTAGAAATTCTAAGGAGCGTTCAGAAGACAAGCCCGAATGGCTTCCTCTTGGGCCTTTGAAATATCAATACTCTCTAATGCGCAGTCTTGGATCAATCGAATAAGGCTATCCTCTAGCGTACAGACTGGCTTCACCTTCCCGTTGAACCGCTTCTGCAGCATCCGCACAGCGTTCAAATCGTAAAATTCGTTGAGGCAGACCCAGCTACCTTTCTTTAGATAACAACAGCCCGGCGGAAGGAAAAAATTCTGAAACCGATCCAAAGGTTGGCAGCCGAAGGTTACTCCACGACCGTGTTGGATTGATGTGGTTTTTGCGACGACTGTCACAGACTGATTGCTACCCAGCACAACGAATAGCTTCTCACCGGACTCGCCGTCATGAAAATGAAAGTCCTCGTCAAAGAAGACGGAACCCGGAGTCATCCAAGCCCCCTGATGAGTTCCATGCGATCATTTGCGATTCGCATTACAGCGTCAGTCTCCTGAGTCCTCACTGCCAGCTCGTATGGGATCTTCTTCTGATGGCCACCTTGCTGATTATAAACTTTGTCCCAAGGTAAATTTTCCAGATGAGTTGCCTCAACCATCTCTTCAGACTGTGCATCTCTGTTCTGATCAGCAAGTCGCTTCATGAGTTGAAGCTCGCGTTTCGAAAAATGGCGCCCATTAAACTCGATCTGCGGCGAGATCATGAGCATGGTCTGGCTTCCATTTCTGATCGGCTTTTCCTCGAAGTGTATCGCCTCGGCCATGTCTGGCTGAGGCATCTCGATTTCCGCAGTTAGATCGACTGGCACTGGCCCCTTTGGCCAGGCGAAATAATCCATACCAGTTACGCTGCGGCCCGTGTCTCTAAAATGCTCAAAGTCTAAAAAATATAACAGCTTGAAAAGTTTAACTTTTCCGCAGAATCTAGTGTTTTTTTTGAAAAAAATGATCGTTTGGATCAGCTTTTCGCGGTCATGAGTAATCAGCATCGGTCCCTCCGAGAGGCTTGCATCCTACTACATGAAGCTATATTTGGCGAAGTCAACCATCGACTACGCTCGCGGACTCTATGTGCGATCTTCAGCATAGACGCTCGCACTGATGATCGCGCCGCCCCACCGCCGACGGCCGATACAGATCGGCACCGGGTTGCCGCTGGCAGTGGTGTTTTTGGCAGAACCGAAGGCGTAGGACGGCATGTTTTCGGGGGCGCCGCTTTGCTTCAATCCAGACGACTGAGGGCTGAGCATCTGCATCACACCTCCCACCATCAGAGACACACCCAAGGACTGTCCCCAGCCTTGCATGCCTGGCACGTAGAACGACGCCACGAATATCACCGCTCCTATGATCGTCTGGAGAATCCCTCCACGCTTGCTCCCTGACACTACCGGGACGATGCGAAGCTCGCGGGTGCCGCCGAGCTCGAAGCTGTCAGCGGATTCGTTTTTGCGGTTGCGGAAAATGGCAAAGCGCATGCCTAGACGATCGAGGCGTTTTATTTCCTGTCCGAACCCTTGAATCGTGGCCTTCAAAGCTCTGAAAGCCTCCCACACCTGACCGGAGTCGATATGCCTGCGATGCACACGGCCAAATTTTCTGGCAAGGGACCCTGAGAGGAGGATAATCGTCATTGGGTTACACGTTCCGTCTATCGCAGCCATTCTGGCCTCCCAATAAAAAAGCCACCCGAAGGTAGCCAGTCGACTTTGCTCAAAAAGAGCTTGGTGAAAGTGAAAATCCTGAATTCGTGTCGCCGGATATTCTGAAGCGCTTGATCTCGCCGGACTTCACTGA